CCTGAAGCTAACAATCCATCTTTTTGTGTAAATTGAAATGCTTTTAATTCTGTATCAAATTCTGAATAATCATTAGAAGTCATATTAGGTATATTTCTTCTTAAAAATTCTTTGGCTTCAGATATTTTGTTTTCTTCTAATAATTTGTAAAAATCTTCTTCTACTCTTGGGTCTGTTTGACTATCAAAACCCTGCTCCCTACTTTCAAACTCTTTAAATATTTCTGCTTTTTTATTATTAGAAAAACTATTGTATTCTGGGTCTAATATTGCTTCAGAAAAAGTGTCATACTTATTAGCAAAATCACTTGCTTGTAATTTATCATTACTTTCTTGTAATTGTAATTTTGTATTGTCGTCTTTTTCTTTCTGTAAAATTCTAGTATCAATATTTTCTTTAAGTGCATCTAAATCATTTTGTAGACCTTTAACATTACTTAAAGAACCTAATCCTGATAAGTTTAAATGATTTGGTAAATCTCTAAGTAATCTTTCAGCAAACTCTAAATCACCTGTAGTTTTAGACCAGTCACTTAAACTTTCTAATAAATACTTTTGTGCAGAAGATTTTCCTAAACCATTTTTAACTGCGTCTTGAACAAATGCTGATATGTCAGCACCTATTTCTTCATTGCTTCTATTTTTATCAAATTTACCTTGAATACTTTCTTTAAAATTATTTTTATAATCCTCACCAATCTTAGACATTTGTGAGTTAACATGAGTATTAAATAAAGAGTTTCTTGTTTTAGATGTTTCGCTAAAGAAACCTTTTTCTAATTGTAGTGCATCAAATACACCTAGATTGTTTTCTGAAAGAAAGTTCTTTAATTCATCGTTATAAAACTTATCAAAAGCATTAGGGTCTGGGTTATCTAGTACATTCTTTTCAGCATACTCTCTGTATACTCTTTCCTGAAACTCTTTAGCTTTCTTATTTAAAGTTAATTCTTTGTATTTTTCTTGGAAATATGGATTAGCTTCTTTAGGTATTTCACCTCTTTTTACAGCTTCATTAAAACCTGTTCTATTGTCATTAAATTGTTTTAATGCTTCAGCTTCACTTACTTCTTTCTCTTTCTTTTCAGCATTAAGAACCATTGCTGTACCTGCATTATTCACAAAGTTATCTATAGACTTAGTAAATATGTCTATTGATTTATCTCTTGGTGCTACTTCAGGTCTGTAAAATAAATTAAAATCTGTAGACCTTACTTCAGGTAATTCTGCCTGAAGATTTAATTCTGTCTTTTTTCTACCCATTAAATGTAGCCATCTTTATAAGTTTGGCTTGGTACTGTGTTTGTAGTTGAGCCATATTTATTTTTTTGATTATTAGTCATTAGACCCAAATTTTGTTTTTGCATCTCAATGCCATAATATGTGTTAGCTACATTCCCTACTGCTGACGCAAATAACATTGCAGGATTAGGTGGTTGAACATAAGTTGATTGTGCTTCTTGTCCAAACTGAATAGCTTCTAAGTTTCTTTCAAACTGTGAAACATTAATATCTAAATTTCTTGCTAGTGATGCTTTATAATTACTTTCAGTTCTATAAAAATCTGCAAGTAAAGCATTAGTAGAACCTGAAAGAGCAATACCTGAACTACCTGCTGTAGTAACAAACTCTGCTCTAGCTTTTCTTGCTCTTAGAGTTGCTTCAAATCCTTTTTGAGAAGATTGCTTTGCAACTTGTCTAATTTTTAATTGTTCAGAAGCATATCTTTGAAGTGCATTTTTCTTTGCAATTTCATTTTGTCTTATCTGTTGTGCTTGTGCATCTTTCTGGGCTTTCTTCTGTTGTTGGTATTGTAGGAAGGAAGACCCTGCACTTAAAGCTACGAGTGCGACTTGTGGTGGTACACACATAATTTTATAAACTCATAAAAAGGTTTTTGATTAACTCCATAATTGATTTTTCTTAAAAATTTAAAACCACACCACTTTAACCAACGTAAATGTAATTCATTTCTACAATCTACGAAGTTCCAAAGTATTTTATATTTGTGGTTTAAAAGATTAACTACTTTTCTACTCTCTCTTAAAAAAGAGAAGCGTATTCTTTTTATATCTGGCGTAGCTAATAACCAAATAGCACCATCTTCAGAAACACCAAACATTCCTACAGGAATATTTTTAGTATCTACAATGGTTAATGATATTTCAGAACACTTAAAACATTCTGATAATGCTTGATAAGGATTAAGGCCTGTACTATCTAAAATTTCTCTTTTATCTTCAAATCTTAATCTTGGTGCTAAAAAATCTATATCTTCAAATATAGTTTTTCTAATTCCATTAAACTCTTGATGAAGCGGTAACATAATAACCTTGCCAACTTGCGTTGATAAAATTTGATGGTAAATGACTATCGTTCTTAATGACTACTGTAAGTTTGTCATTTTCTGATTGAACTGCAAAAGTGTAATCTCCATCTTCAAGGTTTACTGTTCCTAGTAGTCCTGTTCCTGTAATAGTTCCTGTGTAAGTCGTAGTAGATGTATCTCTACCTACTGGACTAACTTCTGTAGTAAAATAACCAGTATCATTGAAAGAAACATTCCAATTTCTTATCTGTAATCGACCTTCTTTTACTGAAATTCTAGAACCTTGTGTATCTGCTACTTGTATAAATTGCTGTGAAAACTGAAACTTAAATTCATACTGTTCACCTATAAAGTAATTCTGTGCTGTAATATCACCAGAAATAACAATATCAGTTCCACCTACAGTTTGAGATACAGTTGCTATCTCTTGACCTGCTTTATTACTAGCACCACTTCGACCTACTACTTTCATAGTATTTTTTATTTGGTATGGAAGTGTAATTGTAGTCTGGTTAGTTCCTGCGTTATAACTTTCAGTAATTTCTGTGTTATCTAATTTTCTATCTAAATGAGTTAAGTAAGTTTCACCAGTATCAGTTAATGCAGGTGATACATTCATTTTTTCTAAATAAACACCATCACTTCTTTCATTTATTATAAACAATTCATTTTCAATAAAGTCTATATTTAAAATACTGTCTGTAGAAGCTGTTCCAAAAGTATATTTACTCCAAGCACTTTGTAGTCTTCTATTTTGACTTACATAATATTGATATACATAAAGAGCATTATCTTCGTCTGAACTTAAAGCTACGATAATATTTTCATTAGTAGCACTAGAAAGTTTAAAGACGTTAGCAGGAATATACTTAGGCACATTCGCTGTAATATCGTCAGCTTGTTTTGTATCTGTGTCAGACGCAATGAAAAGTTCCCTAATACCTGTGAAACTTCCTTTATTGAAGCCGAAGTAGACGTTACTTCCTGCACCAACTGGTTTAATTGTTTTGTCTGTTTCAAATTCTGTTGTGACATTGATTGATATATTCTCCGCAGTTAATGTTGCACCACCACTTAATACAAATTGTGTTTGGTCTGAAAATAAAAGTAATTCTTCATCAAAAGAAATTGCATGACGAAGTATAGAAACTTTTGTGTGAGTTGAAGCTACATCTATTGGAGATGTATCTAATACTTGTGTAATTGTTTCAGGAAAGAACTCATAGAACTCTCCACTTCTAGACATAATAACATTTTCATCTGCTAGAAAACCTAATCTGTTTCTATGAAAGAAAATATCATTTAGTTTTCTTCCTATAAAAGTTGGGTCAGGTACACTATCTATATCTCCACAAATTCTATCTCCCCATGCAGGTACATCATAATCTGTTCCTGATATTGTATATGTACTTCCATCTACTTGAGTAAATCTAAAATTTCCATCAGCAGTTCTTATTAAAATGTGTGGCATTGTAGTTTCATCAAAACTTGTTTTAGTATTTGGTGCTACTGTTTCTTGCCATAAATTATCTGCTTCAATAAATTTTACATAATAATCATCAAATCCACTATCAGCATCACCAGTAACTTGGACAATTTGATTATTAATTGCAGGTACAGGTAAATCAGAAAAGTTTTGAACTTTATCTTTAACTACCTGTGAAGCATCATTACCATAACCATCGGAAGCTGTGACTGTAAGTGTTCCTGAAGATTTAACTATTGAAAAACTAGAGTTTCCAATATTTGAAACTGTTATACCTGAAGGTGAGCCTATAGCTGACTTCAGGCCATTTCTTATATCTTCACTATTCGTATTTGATGACGTAAATGAATAAGTCGTACCATCAATAGTAATTGAATATTTAGTGCTATTTACTCCTTGTAATACTGAGTAAACAGCTTGTTCTACTTTAGCAGAAGAAGTGGCACTTCCCATTGCTGTAGTAGTGTTTTTGTTAACTATAAAAGTATAATCAGCAACAGTCATACACACAAAGTCAGACTTTGGGTTACTACTGCTTAAATAATTTGTTGCATTAGTTTGATTTACAACTGTTTTAGAAACTCCATCAATATCATACACAGCAATACTGCCATTACTAACAACCACAATGTATCGTTCATTCAAATCCCTGTTAATTGTATGAATAAAAGCATTACCTAAAGAACTACCTGAAAGTTTTGCTACATATTCAGTTGGTGGTCTTTTTTTCAATCCTTCTACAACAGAAGAAAAACCATTTATTTGTTCACCTGCTTGTGAATTTAATCTTAATACTTCAGGTTGTTGTGAGACCCCTTGTACTAAATTAGGAATGGTACGACTTACTAAAGCCATTAATGACCTCTAATAATTGTATAAGCCTGTTCTGGTGTATCAAATATAGAATAATCACCAGTATGACTTTCTGCTTGTTTTAAAATACTTAATGCTTTTGCTTCGTCTTCTTGTGAAAATTTATGAATTGTATTAGCACCTAAAGTTCTATCGTGAAATATTCTTGCACTTCTTATTGTAATATATCTTTTAGCTTGTTCTGGTATTTCATCAAAAGGTAATAGATATACTGCTGTAGCATCTTGAAAGTTTGTATCAAAAGTTTCTTCATTCTTTGCAAGATTATATAAAAAATTGTTTCTTTGAACTATATCATAACTAACTTTAGAATATCTTCTTGGGTCTACTTCTACTCTAACGATGTTAGTTGCTAGTGGAATTTTGTTATCTGTGTCTCTAGTTAAAGTGACTTTATAATGTGTATTAAAATGCCAACCTTGTGATTGCACTTCTCTACTTACTTCAGATAAAACATTTTTAGCTATTGTTCCATCTACAGGCAATGAACCACTTAATGTATTAAGAGGACTTTCACCTATTGTAGAAAGAATTGTATTTACAGCTTCAAGTTCTGAAGTTCGTGTTTGTGTTGTCATATTATTTTAAACACAGGCGGAGATTGTCTGTGTTAACTCTCCGCCTATGATTTGTTAGTTATTATGCAGTTTTGATTGAAATTGCTGACTCAGGTCTAAGGATATTAGAACCCATCAACATTCTCGCTGTCATCAACGTTCCGATTCTTCTCGCATCATAAGTTGACTCCATAACTAAATCTTTTCTCTTAATTGTACCTATTGCACTATTGTGCATTACAACAGCATACGTATTAGAGAAGTCTCCATTGTATGTGTTGTTAGTACCACTAATTGAAGCAGATAAGTCTGTAGCAAATACTTCTTGTGCTGTGTTTGATTTT